ACTTTTACATTAACAACGAGTTGGCAAAGAATATCATTAACAGAAGCGTATCAAAGTAGCGCTGCAGGAGTTTGGGTAAAGAAAACTGCGTCCAGCCCATCAACAGTTTATATTTGGGGCGGTCAATTAGAAATTGGCACATCTGCAAGCACTTATACAGTCACCACTTCAGCCGCAATCTACGGAACTCCTACCCTATCCTTTAGTGGAGTAGCAGGACTAGGACTTCAATCAGATGGTTCTCTTTATGTTTCTCCAGCAGGAACAGGCGCACTACAAGCACAAGCTACTACATCTTCTACAGTAGGTGGTAATGCTAGGGGTGCTAATGCTGTTGATTGGCAGACAGGAAGGGGTGGTGCAACTCAAGTAGCATCAGGTTCTAACGCATTTATTGGTGGCGGTTACGGAAATACTGTAAGCAATTCTTTTTCTGCCATTGGTGGTGGTGGAAGTAATGTGGTAAACCAACCTTATGCAAGCATTTTAGGCGGTCAAAACAATACAGCAACTTTAAATTATTCTGCTGTTGTTGGAGGCTATTCAAACAATGGTACTGGTTTTTATGGTCTTGTTGGTGGGGGTGCTTCAAACTCTACAACATCATCTTCTGCTGTAACTACGCAATCTGCCACAATGAATGGCACAACAACAGTAACTTTGGCGGCAAGTAACGCAAATATTAAAGTCGGTCAATTAATTACTGGCACATATATTACATTCCCTACAACTTATGTTGCGGCAATTTCAGGAACAACCCTTACCTTATCCCAAGTTGCAAGTGGAAGCGGTACAGCAACTCTATCTTTCTACACCCCTCATGGAGTAGTAGTAGGAGGAGGAAACAACCAAGCTACAGGTAGTTATTCATTTATCGGTGGTGGTGGTGATGCTGGTACTGCGGCTAATAGGAATGTGGCTTCTGGGGATTGGAGTTCAGTAGTAGGTGGAACAAAAAATACTGCTAGTGGACTTCAAGCTGCCGTTTTAAGTGGAGCAAGCAATACCGCTTCAGGAAATAGCGCTGTTGTTTGTGGTGGTGGAACTTATGGCGCTTATTCATATTCTGCAAATACATCAAGTGGTCAATCATCATTTGTTGGAGCTGGATGGGGAAACACCAACAGCAGTTTTGGTGGAGTTTTAGTTGGTGGAAATACCAATACTGTAAATGGCCCATATTCTGCAATATTAGCTGGCGGTTATGGAACTACAAGAGGATTAATTGCTAATCATGTAATTCCTTCATTTAATGCAGTAGCGACTACTGGTGGTGCGCAATCAGCTATTCTTGTATTAGGAAAACAAACAACAGATGCAACAGCCACAGTTATTACATCAGATGGCGGTGCAGCAGGAACAACAAACCAAGTAATACTACCTAATAACTCTGCTTATTACTTTAAAGCTAGTATTATTTCAGGTGTAACAGGCGGTGGTAACTCTAAAGCATGGACTATTGAAGGATTGATTAAAAGGGGCGCAAATGCCGCTTCAACAGCACTTGTAGGAACTCCTGTGGTTAATACTATTGCTGCAGATTCAGGGGCAAGCACATGGACAGTCACAGCGACTGCGGACACAACCAATGGTGGACTAGCCATTACCTTTACAGGGCAAGCTGGAACTACAATAAGAACTGTTGCAAAAATCGAAACCACAGAAATGACTTACTAATCAAGGAACTAACATGGCACTAAAACTTAAACTCGAACAAACTCAATTTGGCGTACCAGCACCCGAAGCCTACGCTAGAATTACTAACTTTTTTGGCACAAAAGACAATATTCAAGTCCAAGTGGCGATTCATTACGACCAAGCCGCTAGAGAACAAAACCTAGCCACAGTTCGTGAAGATGCGCATTATATTGGCATTAGCGACCTTAAAGGTGATTTACTACCCGCAATCTATGGCGTATTAAAGACTTTTGAGCAGTATAAAGGTGCTGAGGACTGCTAAATGTCAATGAACCTTGACCAATCGGCAGATAAGATAACGCCTACATCGGGAGCTTTAACTGTTGTTGGTACAGTAAATGCTACCAATGTTCCTACAACTGGAACTGTATTGGCATCTGTTACTGCCCCTGCGACTAACCCTGCTACAGGAACACCATCGTCTAGTACCTATTTAAGGGGTGATGGAACTTGGGCAACAGTAAGCGCTTCTGCTGCTGGCTCTAATACTCAAATTCAATACAATAATAGCGGTGCTTTTGGTGCTTCTTCCGCATTTACTTTTGATGGCACAACCAGTACTGCACCTATTCAAAATGCAAGCTATGGATTTCACATTAATCCAAACACGATTGCTACCAGCTATACCATTCCAAGCAATTACAACGCTATGTCTGCTGGCAAAGTAACCATTAATACAGGAGTAACGGTTACAGTTTCTACTGGCAGCCGATGGGTGGTAGTCTAAAATGCTGGGTTTTGGCCCAATATCAAATCAGCCAATATCAGATATTGCGCTGCCAAAAATTACAGGGACAATCTCTGCCACAGATAACAACGATTCTGCGACCCTAACAGGTCAAGTTCTTGTTACAGGCAATATATCGGCTACAGATGGTACTGATACTTGCACGATTTACGCCCAAGAACTCGTTTCTGGCTACATTTACACCACCGATAACAACGATTCAGCCACTTTAACTGGTTCTGTAGCGGTTTCTGGTGCTATTTCGGCAACAGATGGTACGGATTCAGCAACATTTACCGCACAGAACCTTGTAAGCGCCTATATCAGCGCTACAGACGGCACAGATACAGCAACATTTACTGCCCAAGCGTTAGAAACAGCGCAAATCTACACGATTGACGACAACGATACCGCTTTATTCATTGGTTATGTAACGCCTGGCACAAATACCAAAGATACCCATGACGGTGGCATCAGCAAGCGTGACTACGAAAGACTGCGGGCTTTAGAGCGCAAGCGCCTTGCTGCCGAACAAAGATTAATTGAGGCTCGCAAAGCTGACGCTGCATCACGCAAACAGAAATTTAGGGATTTGATTGACCCTGTTGTAAGCAAGCAACAAAAAAATAAACTACAATCAAAACAAGAGATTAGGATTGATACACCGTCAGTCGAAGTCACACGCATAGAAGCGGTTATCGCCAATCTTGATAGACAAGAAAAGGAATTACAACAAGCGATAGCCCACAAGAAAGTATTAGCAGAAACTCTTACTGCTCTTGCAATCTTAGACGCTAAATTCAAAGCCGAACAGGATGACGAAGAAGCCCTATTAATGCTCTTATGACAGCACATTCACAATATAAAAAAGGTTTAGATTTACTCCATTTAGGTCACTATCTTTCAGGGTTCAGGCTCTATGAATTTAGATGGCATCCACAAACCATGCAAGCCACAGGCGAAAAATGGGATAAATGGATTAAAGCCCCAAAATGGAATGGCGAAAGGCTTTATGACAAGCACATCACCGTTCAGATGGAACAAGGCTTTGGCGACATTATTCAGATGGCTCGATTTCTGCCTATGCTCAAAGTATGGGGCGCTAGAACAGTCAGCGTAATGGTTCACGAATCCATGATGCAGTTGCTAGGGCAAATGGATTGCGTTGATTACATTTCTAGCACACGAACAGAGGGCAAACCCTTAGAAGCGGATTATTGGGTAGGCTCAATGTCATTGCCATTTTTTGCGATGCACTCGCCAAGCTATGTCCGCCAATCATTCCCAATTACGAAGGATAAAATTGTTGGCTCAGAAGGCTATTTAGACGCTGGTTTTAGCCCGATAGAGCGCAAAGTTGGGGTTAATTGGATGGCATCTAAAGGCCCACTTCATTACATTAAATCCACGCCCATCAAAGAATTGCGCCAATTAGTCGGTGATGATTGCTACTCATTAAACCCAGAAATTGACGACATATTTATGCCATTGCCTAGCGATGGCTGGAAACAAAATTTCTATAAGACTGCGTGTCATATGAAGTCATTAAAAGCCGTTGTAGCGCCTGATACGGCTACAGCGCATTTAGCTGGCGCTTTGGGTGTCAAGACTTTTGTTTTGTTGCCTGAGGATGCCTATATTTGTTGGCGATGGAAAAATGCCAGTTGGTACGATTCCGTTGTCCCCTTACGCCAGAGTGACTGGCACAAACTACCACAACTATTGGAGGCGTTATGATTTGTCCAAACTGCGGATGGTCTGAAGGAAACCATGTAAAAGCTAAACAATCTGATAAAGATTATTACCTTGAGTTCTGGGGGTTTACCCTAGGAACACCCGAAGCTGAAGAAGCATGGAAACAAAAACAAGAAATGACAAGGCGTGAATCCGCTATGGTCATGTCCGATATTGAAGGCTATATCAGCCAAGTCGATGGCTCATGGATAAAAAGCCGTAGCCACCACAGAGACCATCTAAAACAGCACCGAATGATTGAAATTGGCAACGATGTCCCAATGCAGCACAAGCCGATTGAGATTGACCGCAAATCTGCGGAAAAGCGTAAACGCCAGATTGCAGAATTGGCATACGCAAAACTTAACTACCGATAACTTGGAGAAAACATGAGTGATGACCGCAGAAGTGCATTAGAAGCAGCAATGGAGGCAGCTTTAGAACAACCTGAGGAGAATGAGATTGTCGAAGAACCCTTGGAAGAACCAAAGGATGTGGCAGAGGATAATGCCGAGAAGTCCAATCAAGAGGAAACTGTCGCAGAAGATAGTGAAGAACCTGCCGAAAGTGTTGAAGCTGCTCAATTTGAAGAGTCGGATGAAGAACCGCAGGAAGAAGAACCTGTAAAAGCGATTCCACGCCCAACCACATGGAAAAAAGAGTATCTGCCAATTTGGGACAAGCTAAGTGCTGGTCAGCAATTAACCAAAGAAGAAAGCCTTAAATTAGCCGAATATTCTAATCAGCGTGAATCTGAGTACAAAAAGGGTGTTTCTACCTATAAACAAGAAGCCGACAACGCTAAGGTTTTGGTAGAGGCAATCGCCCCATTTGTCCCTGAATTACAGAAGCAAAACATTCACCCTGCTGCATGGATTAATAACCTTGGTCGGGCGCACATGATTTTGTCTAGCGCACCCTATGACCAAAGAGTTCAGCTATTTCATAGACTTGCACAAGATTATGGAATACAATTAGGGGAAAGTGTTGCGCCAATGCAACAAGACCCACAGTCTTATGCGTTGAATCAACAACTTGCTGCTTTGCAGAACGAAGTGCAACAAGTTCGTGGCTGGAAACAACAAGAAGAACAAAGCCGTCTGATGGCAGAAATTCAGAGGGTTAGTAGTGATGCGGAGAGATTTCCGCACTTTGAGGTGGTAAGGGAAGATATGGCTCAATTACTTGAGCGTGGTTTAGCCCAAGACCTTGAAACGGCTTATGCAAAAGCTGTGCGTATGAATGATGAAGTTTTTAAATTGGAACAAGAACGACTCCTTGCCCAAGTTAAAAAGGAAGCATCAAAGGCACAACAAGTAGCTAAAGCCAAAGCTGCCGCAGTTAGTCCAAAGTCCGTTACACCTAGCGGAGTGGGTAATAAGGCAGATGGTAAGGACAGAAGGTCAATTATTGCAGCGCAATTAGGCGAGGCAATGACTGGCAGGGTTTAAATTAACTTATTTTTAAAGGATAACTATCATGGCATTTGCTAATAGCGCAATTACCGATATTATCGCTACTACCATCCAAAGTCGTAGCGGTGAATTGGCAGACAACTTAACAAACAACAACGCAATCTTGCAACAGTTGGACAAGAAGGGCAATGTACGCCCATTCTCAGGTGGTAATGTGATTTTGGAAGAAATCATGTACAACGACCCAAATACCAACAATGCAAACAGCTACTCTGGATATGAAGTATTGAACATTTCCCCAGATAGCCCAATTTCTGCAGCCCAGTACAAAATTGCTCAGTACGCTGATGCAGTTACTATGTCTGGCTTGGAAATGCTTCAAAACTCAAGCAAAGAAGCAATCATTGACCTGTTAGATGGTCGTATGCAAGTTTCTGAAGCTCGCTTGTTAAACCGTATCTCTGGCGACTTGTTCCTAGACGGTACAGGTAACGGTGGTAAGAACTTGGATGGTTTGGCTGCTGCGGTTTCCGCAACTCCTACCTCTGGTACTTACGGTGGTATCAATGCTGCTAACTGGTCTTTCTGGCAGAACACAGCAACTACTGGCACAACCATTACTGCTACCAACATCCAAGCTAAGATGACTTCAACAGCCCTCCAGTTGGTTCGTGGTACTGATAAAGCCGACTTGATTGTTGCTGATACCAACTTCTACAGCCTGTATGTACAAGCTCTCCAAGCTATTCAGCGTATTATGACCGAAGAATCTGGTTCTTCAGGTTTTGCATCCATGAAGTTCTATGGTGGCGGTACATCTGCTGATGTGGTATTGGGTGGCGGTTATGGTAACGAGCAACCTTCTAACACCATGTACTTCTTGAACACCAATTACATTTTCCTACGCCCACACAAAGAGCGTAACTTTGTACCTATCGGTGGCGAGCGTCAAGCAATTAACCAAGACGCTATTGTTAAGTTGTACGGCTGGGCTGGTAACTTGACCACAAGTAACCGCTTCCTCCAAGGCATCTTGACAAACTAATCCATTGATTTGAAAGGAAAAATATCATGGCATACAGTACTCTCCCTATCGCTGGCGTAAACTTAAATTCAGTTACCCCAGTTGATTTTGCTTTAACCAACGGTTCAACCGCAGAAGTAATTCCAGCGTTTGGCCCAATCGGTGCAGAAACTTTTGCATCAGATGGTAAGCGTTATGTGTTCGCACAAGCAGCCGCTACTATCACCCCAAGCACCACAACTTGCACCGTTAATGCTTCTACTTTCCAAGTAACAGCAACAGGCGGTTCATACATTTCACCAGCAGTTTCTATGGTTTCTGGTGACTATGGCTGGTTTGGCGCTACAAGCGTTTAAGTTTTAACCCTGTAGTAAACTAGGGATTCCCTCACAAGGGGAGTCCCTTTTTCTTTTTAACAACCTAATCCCTTAGGAGAATTAAATGGCTATTGAATCAGATGTTCGTGGCGCAGATGCGCTTTTAAGTGTTCGTTTTTATCGTAAACCGATTGAAATTAAAGACGAAACCATTGCCCAAGGCAGACCTATTTTTAAGGATGCTGATTGGATTCAGATTATGACCCCAGGCGACCAACTCAATGTGATTGACACCATCGCTAGAGATAACCATAAGGCTCGATTCCCACAACAATGGGCTGCTTACCAAAATAAAATTGGAAATCAAGAAGAAATCGTAGGAACTCCTGTTTCTGCATGGCCTTTAGTCAGTATGTCCCAAGCTGAAGAACTCAAAGGTATCAAATTTCATACCGTAGAGTCGATTGCTAACTGTTCTGACCAGCAATTACAGCGTATTGGCATGATTGCAGGTATGTCTCCCCATGCTTTTAGAGAAAAAGCTCGCACCTACCTCAATTTGGCTAAAGATACCGCAGAAGTTGATGCCAAAAATGCTGAATTAGCACAACTCAAAGAAGAAAATGCTAAAATTAAGGCAGAAACAGATGCGAAGCTGGCTCAAATGCAGGAGCAAATGGCAGCGCTACTTGCGGCTGTGAGTGAAAAGAAACCTAGAACTCGCAAGAAAGTAACCGAGGAAGCCTAATATGTCAGCAACGATGCTCCAACTTGTACAGCAAGTTACAGCCGAATTAAACCTTACAGTACCTACTTATGTTAATGGTAATCCTAGCCAAGATACACAACAAATCTTGGCTTTGATGAATGGCGCAGGGTATGATTTACTCAAGGAATACGACTGGCAAGCTCTAGAGAAGGAGTATCGTTTCTACACTCAATTTGTCAATTCAACTGCAACATCGGTTCAAGGCAGTTATGTATTAACCAATGTCAGTAATACTACAGGTTTAACCACCCAATATTCGATTACTGGCTACAATGTTGCCCAAGATACCTATGTAGTTTCAGTAAATGGTAATACTGTCACAATGAGCCAAGAAGCCTCATTAACAGGCACAAATAGCGTTTTATTTGCTCAGACCGAGTACACCCTACCAAGCGATTTTGAGACCATTACAGACCGCACACATTGGGATAAGACAAAGCATTGGGAAATGCTTGGCCCTGAGGATGCACAGCAATGGCAATGGCTAAAATCGGGTTATATCTCAACTGGCCCTCGTGTCCGTTGGCGTATTTTGGGTGGTACTTTCCAAATCTGGCCGCCAATGAATACCCAAGAGTATTTAGGCTTTGAATATCGCTCTAACGCATGGGCAGAATCAGCCGCAGGAGTGCCACAGCAACAGTTTATTAACGATACCGATACGACTTTCTTTGATAGCCGTATCATGGTGCTATATACCAAGCTCAAATACTTCCAAGTTAAGGGCTTTGATACAACCGCTTTAATGCAAGATTATCAGCGTTATTTATCAATAGCGAAAGCCAATGATAAAGGCGCACCTAACCTGTCATTTGCGCCAAATCCAAGCAAAGTGCTTATTGGCTGGGCTAATATACCGGATACCGGCTATGGGACTTAATTATGTTGCCATCTAGTCCCATTTTTAATGCGACTAATAAGGCTTTGCCTAACTCCATATTCTTTAGCAATAATATGTTGAAGCCTGTCATCCTGTCTAATTTCATTAACTTGCTTCAATGTAAGTTTTGCTTTAGCGCATCTTTCTCCACGATTGGTAGTGCCATGTTTAATTTTATCGGCATGATTTGCTTTTGGTGTGTCCCATCTCAAATTGTCAAGATGATTATTAAAAGCATTTCCATCATTATGGCAACATTCCATTCCATTTGGTCTATTGCCTACAAATGCTTGCATAACCAATGTATAAGGTTTAACAATTTTTTGTTTTCCATCTTTCCAAAGACCCAAATATGGTCTTTTTGTTTGCTTATTAATAGTTTGTTTTTTAATTTCTTTGGTTTTAAAGGAACGAATATTTCCATGATTAGAAACTTCATAAAGTCCTTCAAACCCAACAACATTAAGCCATTTTTCCATAATTATTCCCATATCCAACATATTGGAAT